AATTAGTTCTTGTAGATTTAATATATCATCTGGTGATAATTCTTCAAGTTCTCTGTAATCAATAATATCTCTTTTTAGTTCTCCTTTGACAACATCAATTTCTTGTACCTTTCTTTCAAAGTCTTTTAGATACATTGATTTGTCAAATGTAAAATCATCTGGTCTTTTAATAAATTTATTATCTTCGATATCAAATACAGCGTCTGCCTTTTTTTCTTGGTCGTTGTATGTTTTCATATCGGTAATAAAGTAATAGTTAATAGGGTGCTGTGTACCAGGTATATTCTTACCTTGAATACTATCAGGAGAAGCAGCTGACAAATATTTTTTAGATAGTCTAGTTCTTTCTTCTTCCCTTTTTTCTTTTGGCACATCAAACAACACATTTAAATCTAAGTCTGCGTCTGCTCTATATCTTTTAGTAAGAATAGAACCAATAAGACCAACCTTAACAACAGGATATTCTTCTTCAAACATCTCTATTTGTTTATCAATCAATGCCTTTACAGTAGGTTTAATTTTAGGGTTGTTAGTATCAGCGTCATCAAACACAGCCTTAGCATATGTTCTTCTAGGTATATCTATGATACTTTCTTTAAATGTTTTCATCTTCTTTTTAATCTTCTCTCTGTCGCCATCCATCTTTTTGCTGTGTATGACTTAATCTTATTACTCAACAATCTTCTTACTGCTTTAGAACATCTGTCCATAATTTGATTGGTCAATTCTTTTTCATCTTTACTGTTATCAATAATAATCATGTTGCCCATACCAAAAGTATTTTGAAATTTACCGATATTGGCTTGTACTACAGCATGTGATTTTCTTGTAATATATTCTGGTACACTTCTCTCTCTTTTTTTATTTCTTTCTAATGCAACATCTAAACTTGTGTTGACAAATATCATATAACAATCATAACCTAACTGGTCTAATATTGCTTTTTGATTTTTAATCTTATCATAATCTCTACCTGTACCGTCTATTACTAAACCTAATCTACCTTTTAATGACATATCTAATTGTGTATCTGTCATACCTTTGGCTCTTGCTCTTAATATATCTCTAGCCTCTGCCTCATCTTCAGGCATTTTTAAAGATAGACCATTTTTTTTCAACGCTCTTTCAAAAGCACTATCTGAATTAATTGATTTTAAACCTGTACCACCAAATGCACTTCTAGTTACAAATGTTTTACCAGAACCTGGACCACCTGCAAGGAAAAATGCCTTGAAGATATTAGGGTCATATAACCCCTCTTGTAGTTCTTGAAATCTTATGTCGTCAAAATTTTTCATTGTACTTTCTTAATTATTTCTTTTGCTATTGCCTCTGGTGTACTTCCTTCAGCTTTAATATTTATTATTTCATCTTTATAGTATTGTAATAAAGGTGCTGTTTCTCTATGGTATACTTTAATTCTATTTTTTATAATCTCTGGTTTATCATCTGCTCTACCTCTTGAAGTTAATCTTTTAATGACCTCTTCCTCAGATACCACAAGATTAATAACATGGTCATATTCTATACCTTTATCTTCCATTGCCTCTGCTTGTTCAGTATTTCTAGGAAAACCATCAAACACATACCCTTTCATTGCGTCTGGCTGTTTCATTCTTTTTTTTACTGCTTCAATAACAATAGGTGTAGGTGCAAATTCACCTTTAGATAATAATTCTTTTACTTTCTTACCGTCTGGTGTATTTTCTTTTGCTAATGCTCTCATCATATCACCAGTATAAATGTGTGCAATACCTAATTCTTTCTTTATTAATTCGGAATAAGTTGACTTACCTGAACCCGGTCCACCAATCATAATGATTTTAGGTCCGTTTATTGCTTCAAAAAAGTATTGTTTAAATGACTTCATTTTCTATAACCTGTACCTTTATCTCTATTGCCCCATCTTTTTTGCCATGCCCATACAGACATTTTACCACCATATTTTTCACATACTGAGTAATACCAATCTAATATTCCTATCATTTTCTTTTTAATTAAATCAATTGTATCTGGTAATGTTCTCATTAATTCCATCCTTTTGGCATTGTAAAGTTTTGTCTGCTAAATTCTAATCTGTCAACCAGTTTAATTGCACCTGCAACTTTATCAACTGCAACATAACCCTCAGGCGCTGTCACTCTGTAACCTGTTGATGTTCTAATGAAGTTACCAATACTTTGTATCTGATTCATCTTTTGTAAAAGCGTTTGTTTTGCAACACCTAATGTAATGTGTGAAGCGATAGCAAAGTATAATGCCTGTCTGTTTCTATCAATAAACTGTAGACCATCTTTCTTTGCTTTAATAAATTTATCTTTACCTTTTGGTGTTTTTCTACTATCTATTTCATTCTGTAATACACTTTCAAAGTAATCTCTAAATTGTTTTTGCATAACTGCAACTTTGTCCATACTACTATTTGAATTTCTAATGAAATGATTGAAGTATGTTTTTAATCTGTAACCAACAGATAAGTCATCTGATATATTTTTACTCATTAAGTTTAAAATAGGAGCAGCCTTTCTAAGAGAGCCTTCAGCCATTCTTATCTGTGCGTCAAATTTAGATAACTCTGATTTAGGAAATAACACAGCAGTTTCTTTATAAGCTGCACTTGCCAAAAATATACTTCTATTAGATGAACCTGTAACTGTACCAAAACTGGCTGATAAACTATCCATTTTTTTACCACTATATTGAGTGTGAAAAACAATACCCATTTTAGCTCTGGCAATTCTTCTACCAATATCACTATCTTTTGGTACTGCATATGTAATAGTGTTTGGTGTAAACGATATCATTTTCTCACCGTTTATAGATATATCTTTTAGGTCATTTGTAAATAACAAATCGCCTTGTAGAATACCTTTAATGTTTAGTCTTGATAAATTTTGTAAACATACAGATAACTTTTGTGCTACAACACCACCATGATTTTTGTTTATATCTCTTACTGTATAATTTATTTTAGGTGTGACATTGAATACTGATTTAGTACCAACAAAAAATTTACCATTTTCCGGATTGATACCACAAATAATAGCAGGCGCACCGTCCCATTTAACAGTAATATTTGTTTTACTGCCTGTTGTTCCGGCCAGCATATTTCTAACTGATTTTAGGAAGTTGATTGCATTGTCACCACCTACTGCACCCCTATTGATGATATCATCTTCAAGATGTTCTAAGTGTGTGTTCTTGTCCTGTGTAAGGAAACCTTTAAAATTAAACATTTAACTCTCTCATTTTTATCCATTATACTATAATTTGTGAGGTTTGGCAAGCCCTCTCAGTCAATCCATTAACAAATCCAATACTATTTATACTATGAAACCTTTATAAAGTAAGAAGATTGGTCAGTATTTGAGGCTGCGTACCTTACCATCTCGGTTACCACTTTGTTTCTCTTTACAGGTGTACCTTTGTAAAAGGTTTCTAAGAACAATAAACACATATACTTTGAAGTTCTAAAGTTATTAGTTTGTTCTTTAAATTTATTCATAAAATCTACTTTAGGTAATATAGGAAAGTCTGTCTTTTGAAAGGTGTTTTGTTGATTATAAAAACTCTCATATAAACTATAAGTTTTTTCTGCATTTATATTAGACAAGATAGTTTTTTCAGACCAGTTGCCACGACCACCACCTATATTTTCTCCTATATGTTTTAAACAATAGAAGTTTACATTACCACCACCAATTTTACCACCAGCAGCAGAAGCACCTTTTATTTCTCCTTGCCATGCACTATCACCACTAAATGTTCTAAATTGTACCTCTTGACCACTCATGTACATGTATATATCTTGTGAAGAAAAGAAGTCACCTTTTTTACCAAATCTAAACCCCTCGTAACTAGACATGATATTGTTTACTCTTTTAGGTAAATTAAATTCTGTTATTGTGGCATTTAAAGCTGTTACTTTTTTAAGTGATATACCTAATAGTTTTGTTTGACCACCTAATTTACCTGCTCTATCTAAAACTTGTTGATTTAATTCTGACCATGTTTCGTATCTATTGTTTAATGGATATTCTGTAGTTTTATATGTTGACATCCATATGTCACCTGGATTCCACTTATCATTACTGAATGAACCTGGCGCTTGTCTATTATCAGACCTTGCGTCTAGTTTTGCAATTTCGGCCTTTGCGTCATAGATTTTTTGCATGAAGGTAGAACCTCTATGAAAATAAACTACACCACTAACTTTGTTTTTATATGTTTTGACAATTGCATTTGCTGTTTTAATAAACACATCAAACCATTCATCAGGACATTTGTTCATAACATCATATAAATTCATATCTGCTTGTACATATCTAGCACCTTGACCTAATTCTTTTAATGTAGGTGGTTTTTTAATTTCACCACCTCTGACATTAAATGCATATGAACAATAATAACATTGACCTGATTCTGTAATCTTTGTTAAGTCTGCACCACCACCTGAACCGGCTGCACCACCACCAAAATCTTTGTCTTTAAAGATTTTAGTTATTAATACTGATAGAGTTTCTTTAGATGATAATGATTTTTTATAAACTAAGGTCTTAGTTTTTTTATCGTATGCAACACCATAAACTTTAGGACCAGTTTCGGTTGCACTAATGACAAAAGGTTTTTTGTCTTTAATTTTAGATTCGACAATGGTATGTCTATCTTGACCAGCATAATCTCCTGCTGAGGCTGGTTTTGTAAAATCTTTTGTTTGTAAATATGCCATTTAAACTCCTTATACTATTTAGGAGTTTTTGGCAACTATTGTAGATTAGTTATTCGTATGAACCTGCTACCCAATTCCAGAGAAATTTAGGAATACCACCATTTACTTGCCAGACTTTGTTTTTATTCTGAAAGTCTGCTAATACCATTGCGTCATCTTCAAAGAAGTATTTACCAACAATGTTGTTTGTTGGTTGTTCTACTACATGCCATAAAATTTTACGGCCTTCTTTTGCCATTTCTACTGAATATGTCAATTTACTTTCTAAACCTCCACCTGGTCGTTTATCGCCTTTATGAAATCTTACTTTTTGTGTTTTCTTTTTTACCATATACTACAATTTAAATTCACTAAACTTATTATAAGCATCCTCTTTTTCTTCTACTTGACCTGAATCAACAATGTTTTGACTTGCTTGTTGTACATCATACAATCTCATTTTAGCTCTGTCAACACCAATAATAAATGCTCTATTCACGCTTGGGTCATTATATCTATTCTTTAATTGTTTTACTTTCATCTGACCTAATGCCTCTAGTTCTTCATTTGACATCAACGCAAACATAAAGTCAGCAGTTGCTGGTAGACCAAAACTTTCAGAGGTATCTTCAAGACCAATATCAGTTGATACAAAACCAGTTCTAGTTGTTTGTGTTGCACTAAAGATTGGTACATTTTGTTCTACAGCCAAACCTCTTAGTTCTTCAGCGATAGCTTTAATATAAAAGTAAGAAGAAATATTACCACCTTTAAATCTACTTGAAGCACATATATTTAAATAATCTATAAAGATAACATCTGGTCTAAATGATTTTTTCAAAGCCAATTCATTAATCAATGATTTAAAATGTCCGCTATGAGCAGACGCTGTTGGATATTCTTTGACAATAAGTTGACCTTGTGTTTTTTCTCTCAACTTTTTAATCTTGCCGTCATACAATTGTTTAGGCATTTCATGTAGGTCTTCCATTGTAACATCTAATAAGTTGGCGTCAATTCTTTCTGCAATTCTTTCCTCTGCCATCTCTAATGTAATATACAATACATTTAAACCTTGTAGTAAATAACTTGAAGCAACATGACACATGAATAATGATTTACCAACACCTGTACCTGCAAGAGCAATGTTTAATGTTTTACTTGGAACACCACCTTTGGTAATTCTATTCATGTAATCTAAATCAAACTGATATCTTTTTTCTTTAGTATGATAGTATTTAAATCTACTCTCTGCGTCTTCTATGTAATCGTGACCAACTGATTTGTCAAATGATACGGCCAATGCCTCTGATAAAATATGTGGTATTGCCTCTGGCGTTTGTTTCTTATCTTTGTTATCTAAGATTTTGATACCAGTTAATACTGCATTGTGAACAGCACGGTCTTTACAAAACTTCTCTGTAGTTTCTAATAACCATTGTTCATCTGCCTCAGTATCTTCAACTGCAACAACATAATCTTTTATGTGTTGTAATTCTTCTTCATTAATATCTCTTCTACTATTGAGTTCAATTAAAATGGCGTCTTTAGTTGGAAGATTATTATATTTTTCTATAAATTTAAATACTTCACCAAACAATAATTGTTCTACACGGTTGCCAAAGTATTCTTCTTTGATAAAAGGTAAAACTTTTCTAGTGTATTCTTCTTTGAAGAACAGACCATTAATTATTGTATTCTCAATCCTGGATTGCTGTGCCATCATTTACCTTTTTTTCTAATAGTTCTAATAAAATATCACCAATATAATCTATAAACTCTTGATTGTCAAGCTTTAAATCATCTGGTTTTTTGTCAATTACATAATCAAACTTCATAGGCAATTTACCCTCAGCATTTTCCTCAGGAGCAAATGACACATTACCATAGTGATAAATTACATCTTTGAATTTACCCTCAGTAAGTTTTATAGACGAATAATCTGCATTGCCCTTTTGAGCAAATACATATTTACTCTTCGTCTTGTCCGTATGTGAATTTTCTTTTTGTATGTTCATCAATCTTATCTAATACCTCTTTTGTAAAATACTTGTCAGGATTCTCATTGATACTTTTACCAAATACTTTTGTACCATCAGACATTTCATATCTTGTAGATACTTTTTTAAACACACCAGCTTCTTCACCTAATTCTAATAGGCCATAGTGTCTATCTAGTCCTGTTTTGTATGTTAGTTTCACATCAATTTGAGCGTTTTCTTTTGTTAATCTTGACTTGTAATTTTTACAATGTATAATATTACCTACAACTTCGGTACCGTCTTTGTCTTTTCTTTTACCTAGGTAGATGATTGATGAGGCAGCGTACTTCAAACCTGAACCGCCACCCATTTCTTTTTGTGGGAACATAGAACCAATAACATCATATGTGTGATTGGTCATTATCATAGGAATATTTGCTTTTCCTAATTTAAGTGTTAAAACTCTAAATGTGGATTTGACAATTTGTGACCTTGTCATATCTCTTGTTTCTTTACCAGCAGCTGTGTCTTCCATTTCTTTTGTAGTTGATAACATACCTAAACTATCTAATACAAACATTAATGGTTTTCTTGTATTCTCTGGTTGTTCTAAATATTTTTCAATCACTTTAATTGATTGACTTCTAAATTCTTGTACTGTTGCAACAGGAACAATTACCATTCTACTAGAGTCTACACCTCTACTCTCAATCATACTCTTTGAGATTGCACCCTCTGATTCAAAGTAAATGACACCTGCTTCTTTGTTCATGTCTAAAAAACTTTTACAGATACCTAATGCAAAGAATGTTTTACCTGTAGCAGCTTCACCTGCAATTGCCGTAATTTTATTACCTGGCATACCACCATATATACTGCCTGATAGTAACGCATTGAATGAATATGAGCCTGTGTCAATGAAGCTTGTTACATCTGCACTATCAACACCCTCACTTACTAAACCAGCATATTCGTTGCCAGTTTCTTTAATAATATCTTTTAAAAAATTGCTCATAATTTCTCCTTAGTTGTGTATAATATACCATAGTTTGATGTTAATGTCAAGCGTCATCTGATAATGTCAATTTCACTATCTTTTGTCCATACTTCAAGGTCGTTTCTTAATCGACCATCCTTATTTAGATTGTCAAATCTTTTGGTAGCCATCTTTCTCCACCATTCTATTAGTTCATTATCATGGAATCTATCATAGTTTGGTGCTTTGACAATCTTATCTGTTTTACCATTTACTATATCTATGTAGTTTTCTATACCATAATTTGATACATAATATCTTTTTTGTTCAGTAAGTTTTTTTGCATTTACAATTGTAGATTTAAATTTTTCTAGGTCATCACCATCTAGTGCTTTCTTTACTAGACCTTGTATTGCTGTAGTAATTTTTAACTTTCTACTAGAAGCGTCTTCTTTAATAAAAACACCAATCTTATCTTCGACATAATCTAACATATCTTTAAATGGTTTACCATGTATCATAGGAATAAAATCACTATCAGTTAGACCTTTGTTTCTTAACATAGGTTTCATACCATCATATTGACTAGCAGATTTACTGTTACCATATAAACTAGTTGTTTCAAACATAACTAAATTCATATCGTACTTTTTATTTAACATCTCTCTTACTTGATGTGAACAACACAAGGCAGCCAATAATTTACCACCAAGGTAATTATAACCAAATGGTTGTGCTGGTACAATTACAAACCCCATAATAGCAGTCTTGTTAAAAGTAGGTAAATCTGGTACATTACCTAGTAAAACATTTCTAGGTCTCATGTTAATAACTGGCGAACCAAATCTCATAAAACCAACATACTTGCCTGTGTTCATTTCTTTTACGGCAAGTTTTAAACTTTTACCTGGAATACTGACCATATTACTATGACTTGATATCATATTAATACAGGTGTCCCATGTATGATTATCTAACTCTACAACTTGTAAATCCATGACCTGTGGTGACATGGTGAAATCATCAAATAATTCTGTATCTAAACCCATACCAGGAAGAGAAGTTGGTATAGTTTCAATCTGTGCCATTTTCTGGTCACGCATATATTGGTCTATACGATTAAACTTATCAAAGTAATCTGAGAATATATTGGCAACATGCAAGGCATGTTCTTTATCTAGGGTCTTCATCATTCATTTTCCACAGCAGTAATAAAGGTATACTATACACTAAAAGTAAATAAAAGGCAAGCTCTAAAAATATCAAACTTCGTTACCCCAATAATCCCAATTGTCATATGGTTTCTTTCTAGCAAACAATTCTATATAAGGACCGTCTACCAATCTTTCAATGTTCTTATGTAATAGTGGTTTCTCAGAGTGTCTACCTCTTTGTGATACCACCAATTGTGCCACATCCATAGCTTTTCTTTTTGGTCTACCTTTTGTTGCAAGCAAACACATTTCTGGATTGCCTCTTGTCCAATATCCTAAACCAGTAAAAAATCCTAACTTCTTTCGATTCGTTTTTGCCCATGTAAAACCAACTGTTTTAAATTTAAAGCCCCAGGCGTCTATGACTTTAAACGCCTGGTCTAACATAGGGTCACATACCCACATTAAAAGGACTGCATTGTCCTCAGTAATTGTGTCAACAGGTAACCTACAAATGTCAGTAAGACTAAGCACAGGATAATGTTTTTCAGGACTTTTATCCTTGCCTTTATCGGACCTAAGTTTAAATTGCCAAGGCGGGTCAGCATATATTACTCCATATTTTTTGGTTGGGAAATCAGCCAAAGAAACCTTCCTCTTTTGCTGTTAAGTTATTTGTAAACTGTTCATAGTTCACAAAATGTAAATCAAAATTATAACCTCTTGACATTTCATAACAATGGTCAAGTACAGATTTAGAAATTTTATGGTCACCTTTTATAATATAAACATTTCTATATTGATACTTCTTAAAATATTTCCATAACTTATGTGGTAGTTTTTCTTCTACACTACCTACTGTATTTTGATTTGTACAATCGGCAAATAATTTACCTTTATTACTTTCAATAATAAAATCTATTTCGTGAGCGCCAGGTTTGGCTCGTTTATAACTAATATTGTTTTCTCTACAATATGATTCAACTTTATCTTCAAGTAATTGTCCGCTTATGTTTACAGGATTATCCAAAGAATGCCTCCAATGTTGCTTGTGGTTCATCTTTCCAGTTCACAGCATCCAGAATGAAACGCATAGGGTCTAAGAAAGTCTTTTGAAATTGTACATCTCTATCAATGTAATCGTTTAATTTAAACTCCTCTGGTAGATTTGTCATATAACTAATCACATCAAACTTAAATGGATTAGCAGGTTTTAATTTGATAAACTTAATCTTATCTCCTTCTTGTATTAAGGGATATTTACTTTGTAGACCAAGTTTATGTATTTGATAATTATAAATCAACGCACCTTTCACATGAATTGGTGTACCTTTGATAAAGATGTTTGCACTATCTCTATACTTTTTAAGATTGTTACAACTTCTAGGAAAGGCAATTGATTCTGCCGGCAGTTTCATAAACTCTTTTCTAAAATCTGCAACAAGTTTATGTAAATCTTTTTCTTCTTTACCCATGATAACTTTGATTGCTTCTTTAATCTTACCACGACAAACTTGTGGTGTAGATGATTTAACTGCCTCAATACCCATAAGTTTAAGTTTAGGGTCGGCAAGTCTAACACCCTCGTCATCAAGAACATTCAACATATATCTTTTCTTGGCCACCCATATACCTTTATTGGCAATTACTTCTCGTTTCATTACCATGGCATTTTTAAATGCATTAGAATAATCGGCTAACTCATCAAAACATTTTTCAATATATGGTTCAATCTTGTTGTCACAGACCTTACCAAGAAAATCTATAATCTGTTCTCTTGATTTACCTTCACAAGTTTTCTCTACAAGTTTACCGAATCTAACATAGATACTATCTGTATCTGAGGCAACGATATAATCTATCTCACCTTTTGTTTGTAGTATTTGATTTAGATATTCATTTACTTTCTTCTCAATAAAACGAATAATAAATTGACCTGCTGTGGTGATACCACTTGCCTGTCTTACATCATAATATCTAAAGTATTGATTACCAACTGCACCATAAGCTGAGTTCAAGGCAATCTTCTTTGACCATTGAATATTGTGGCACCTTGCAATTTCTTTAACAAGTTTAGGGTCTTTAGTTTTTTGATACTCGGCTTTCGCCTTTAACATTCTTTGTTTGAATACAACTCTTTCATTGTACATTTTCTCCATCATTTCAGGAAGAAAACCTTGACTATCATTTCTAAACTTGGCACCGTTTGGTGTTAAACATGCACCCTCTGTTTTAAGATAGTTAAGTGGTACTTTCATGTCAATCATTTTATTAACATTGACACCGTGAGATGATTCACCAAGTATCTTTTCGGGCGAAATATTGTATTGAATAATAATATGTGGATATAGAGAGTTAATATCAAACGAAACAATCCAGTCATGGCCACCAATGATTGGTTCTTTTACATAAGCGCCTTCGTATTTTGTTTCTTTACTATTTTCTTCTCTTGGTGGTACACATATATTCTTTTGCATAAGATGATTTGCAATCAAGGTATCCCATACTCTTACTTGCGAAAATATATCATCATAGTTTACCTTTGAATCATATGCAACAGTAAGTGACAAGTCAATAAGACCTAGTTTATCTTCTAAGGCGTCAACGATTTCAACATCTTGAATATTGTAATCAACAAATGATTGAAAGTCTTTAGTATACCAATCTTTAAATGTATCATAACCTGCGTCATCTTTACCACGACCAAGTTCTAGTTCACCAATAAAGTCTAGTCTATAACTTTCTTGTCTTGTAGGAATAAACCATTTATACAAGTCAAGGTAATCTAACATAGAAATACCATATAAATTATAAACAGTTTGTACTTTACCGTGTGTAACAACTTCACCTCTATTGATTAGATTCCAAGGCGACATTCTGTTTGCAACTTTATCGCCTGCAATCAGTTTAATTCTGTTCATCAAATATGGTAAGTCAAAAAACTTGGTGTTCCAACCTGTGATAACATCTGGATAATTTTTAATCCAGAATTTCATAAACTCAAACATCAATTGTTTTTCGTCTTTACATTCGACATAAGTTACATCTGGTCGGTCAGTTACAAACTTACCAACACCCCATGTAATGATTTGTTTATTAGATTGATTCTTTACTGTGATACACAATAATTGTTCTTGTGGGTTTTCAACATCTGGAAAACCTCCTTCACAAGTTGTTTCGATATCAAGGGTAAAGATTTTAATATTTTCTTTATCCCACTCAATCTCACTTGGATATTCTTGACCAATATATTGATAGTGATATCTTTCTAGGCCATATACTGGCGAATTTTGTGTGGCAATTTCTTTACGAAATTTACGAGCTGCAAAAATAGTGGTAAACTCAATAGGTTTTAGAAACTGACCTTGTAGTGTTTTGTAAACTGAGTGTTCTTGTGTCAAACAATATAAAGTAGGACCAAAATCAATCTTTTCTTTATACTCTTTGCCGTTTAAGACACCACGAATAAGAAGTTTACCTTTGTGTTCAATTACATTTTTATAGAAGTTCATCTGTTCTCAATTTCACCGTTACATTATTTAATTCATCATTTAGTTGT